TAACGGACGCATCATAGATACCATGATGACCGCGGCGCTGATCGATGAAAACCGATTCAGCTACAGCCTCAACGCGCTGTGTTACGACTACCTTGGTAAGACCAAATCAGAGAAGACTCTAACGGAGGCTGTGAGAGTGTTTGGCGTAGACCCCAAGGGCGAGATGTGGAAGCTGCCTGCTATGTACGTAGGACCGTACGCAGAGGTGGATGCCGAAATCACACTGGAACTGTGGGATCACTTCAAGAACATCCTAAACAAAGAAGACCTTTGGGCTATATGGACAGTCGAAACGGAGCTTTTACCGTGCCTCGTGGCTATGACAGAGCGCGGAATACGCGTAGACGTCGATCAAGCCGAGCGAACTAAGCAGGAATTGATGCGCCGCGAGAAGGATGTGCGCAAACGCATAAAAGAGATAGCCGGTAAAGAAGTAGAAATATGGGCCGCCGCTTCAATAGCTAAAGCTTTTGATGCTGCAAGCATCCCTTATCCAAAGACAGAGAGAGGATCGCCCAGCTTCACTAAAAAGTTTCTAGAGGACCACCCCGCCGAGTTGGCTAAGCGGATCGTTGAGGCGCGTAACTTGAATAAGATTCAAGGTACCTTTATAGACTCCATCCTGCGCTTTGTGGCAACGGATGGCCGTGTACATGGGCACATTAACCAGTTGCGATCGGAAGGCGGTGGGGCCGTATCTGGGCGTTTGTCGATGAACAACCCCAACCTACAGCAGATCCCGGCCCGCGACCCAGAGCTAGGGCCGATGATACGCCGTTTGTTTTTGCCGGAAGAGGGGGAGAAGTGGGCTGCAATAGACTTCTCGCAGCAGGAACCACGGATCTTGGTTCATTACGCGCATGCCTTTGCTGAGTACAAGAACATGGACATGCCCGGGGTACAGGAGTTTGTCCGGGCGTACAACGAAAACCCCAACATGGACTTCCATACCATGGTGGCAGAAATGGCCGACATCCCCCGTAAGCAGGCAAAGGTTATCAACCTAGCCATGATGTACGGAATGGGCGTCAACAAGCTTTCTGAGCAGCTAGACATTACCCTCCCGGAGGCCAAGGAACTTACTAAGCAGTACCACGACCGGGTTCCTTTTGTTAAAGGGCTTATGCAGGGCGTCCAGAGATCCTTGGAGGACAAGCGCTCAACCGGATCTTTGCGCTCGTTAGGCGGACGTAAATGCCGCTTTGAACTGTGGGAACCAGACGAGTTTGCTATGAACAAGGCCATGCCGTATCAAGACGCCATTAACGCCTACGGTCCTACCACCCGGCTCAAACGCGCCTATACCTACAAGGCACTAAACAGGCTCATTCAGTCTAGCGCCGCGGATATGACCAAGAAGGCCATGGTTGACGTGTACAAGAGCGGAACCGTGCCCCTGCTACAGGTGCATGACGAGCTTGCGTTTAGCGTCAAATCGGCAGAACAGGCCAAGGAACTCGCTCAGTTGATGCAAAATGCAGTGCCAATCATCGTGCCCAACAAGTGCGATATTGAGATAGGTCCGAACTGGGGAGACTTTGACATTGTCGAATAGAATCTTATATAATCGCACACAGAGGTGCGCATCATATGGATACAAGTAAGTGGAAGAGCGTTCTGCTCCCTAAAGACATTTATCAAGAGATTGTAGTGATAAGCCACGTGGAGGGCCGCACGATTAGCGGTCAGCTACGTATTGTCTACGAATCTTGGAAGAACGCTAACCTATCTGAAAAAGACAAACGTTACATTGCAGACGAGGTCAAAGAATTTAAATCTAGGACCGAACTGCCCGCTAAAGATGAATCCGATCAAGTCTTTTCATTAAAGAGAGGAGAGCAATGAGTACAAGCATCGAGCAAAGCTTTAAAAAGGCTCTTGAGGCCGTAGAAAAGCAAATAGAAGAGGACGGCGCAGCCCGAACCGAAGACGTAGAAAAGCTTCAAATGTGGCAGGCCATGCTTAGCCTCAAGCACGAAGCCGAACGCGAAAAGAGAACCAAGATAATTGGCTAAGAAAATTACCATCGAACTCAGTGAAGACGATGCGGAAGACGTTATCTACCAGATACAAAGACTGGCGGATTTATTGGAGCGTCTGGATTTCGATAGAATATGTGATCTTCTATCACAGCAGTCTGAGTTAGATAAGGCGCCCAAAAAGGCCAGACGGAGTTAGTGTGGTAGTGTGTAGCGCCCTTGGTTACATCGTCCACCGCATTTCTTATCGCTAACTCGCTCCACATCCGTGCGTTACGCCACGCGGTCATGTCCCGAACTTCCTCCGGGCGACCATCACAGAAAAAACTAAACTGGCACCGGTGACGAATCGGCATGTTGCTTGGGGAGTGCGCGTAAGTCGGCCCTTCCATGACCACGGCACACGGGTCAGAAGGGTAGCGCGGGTCCGCCACGCGATTTAACACCACGTAGGCGACCGCGATTTGTCCCTGTGGCGGCTGGTTGCGCGCCTCAAAATACACGGCCAACGCGACACAGAGCAGGTTGTTGAGAATCATTAGAATAACTCTAACGTTTGTTGTTTGTTGCCGTCCCAAACCGCAGCAGAATTAAAAGCTTCTATTCTTGCGGCGATGTTGGCTGCTCTCTGCCCGGCAGAAGGCGGCGCATACATTCCGAAACGACTCAATTGGTTGTTGTTTCTTGCGGCATTGGTGCTATCCGCAGAGGCTAAGGGGAGTTTTGCAAATATTTGCGGGTCAAGCATGCGTAAGCCATGCAGTTTGGTTTTAGGTCTCCCGGAAGAATCACAGCAAACATTCATAGCCTCCCCCATTCTAGTCCACCATCCTTTAGTGTTGGGGGTAGCCCATTGTCCCGAGCTACCTATTGCGACCCATTCAAACCTATCCACCATCCATTCAAGCCATTCCAAACTTTCATGCAAGTGCCAGATAGGAACACCTTTGGCTTTTAAACCTAGGCGAAGCCATTTATTTACTAACGCTACGTTATGAGATTCGCTACCATCTATCTTGTCCGGGATTAAGCACCAATCAAAATTGGGGTGACGGTAAAGAGATTTTACCCACTCTACGTAGGCGTTAAAGTCTATTTCACTTCCAGATTTTTTCCATTCGCTGAAAGCTCCGTTATCCAGAACAAACGATTGACAATTTTCTAGCACAATCTCTAATTGATCGGGGCGAGCATAGCTGACTAACGCATGCCGTCCCCGAAGAACTTCCGCGGCGTCTGTGTTTTTCCCTCCAATAGGAGTTCCATGATACTTAATCAATGGATGACCACGTCGCTGATGCGATCCGGTATCTCTACCATCATCAGACAGTCGTAGCAGATTACCGATTCGATGACGGCTTCTTCACGCTCTAAGATTGCCCGCATAAAAGACTCCAGCTCGAAGTACTCATCACATTTAGCACACCTATGTATCTTCGCTATTTTTACCACCGCGAGTTCCTCTGTATATGTAATCCCGGACGGTATCTACGGGGACTCCGTATTTTTCCGCTATCCAGTTAATCTTGCGTTTTTCAACAAACCTAGCGTACCGGATTTGATCCACGGTGTCTTGAGGCCATTTTACCGGCCTTCCCATCTTTGACATGCTATACTCCTTAGTTATGAAGACCCCCACAATATAGAGTATTTATGTAAAAAACAAGTTGCATTGCTGTTTTGTATAAGATTAGAATGCACTAAGTAGGTAAAAACGTGGATTTAGAGAAAATAAAACGCGATATGGCCGAAGACCCGCAGTTGATGTACCTTAATTCTATGACGCCAGAAGAACTAGGCGAGCACTTGGTTCAAATGCACAAAGATATGATGGCTGGGCAGTACGGCATATTCGGATACCTGTACCGGCAACAAACTTTGAGGCTACGAGCACTTTCGTAGCTTTAGTCCCAGCGGGCGGTGGGCGTGTTCGAAAAACACCCGCAGCGTGTGATGTAGATTCCTCCATCACAAATGGCATACAGGCACACGCCGATTGGCTCACGTAACGAGCCACTTATTTCATGGAGGCTAATGCTATGGGCGACCAAGATCCGGTAATGGTAGACTTAGACCGCTACTTGACTACCCTCGACGAGGACTACGAATGTCCTTTCGAAGTTAAAAGAAAACGCGAAGAGTACCTTGCAGACTCGTACGATTACGAGTATGAAGATTTAGATTTTGAGGATTCCTAATGCCTGATTATGACGACACGAACCGCGGAGCATTGTTCCGCAACAAGCAAAAGAAAAAACCCAATCAGCCCGATTACCGAGGTCCGCTAAACTACGAAGGCGTAGAGCTCGAAGTGGCCGGATGGATGAAAAAATCAAAAGCCGGGGACTCTTACATGAGCCTCACCGTTCAAAAGAAAGAACCCGCGGACCCCGGTGCATCTTACGCCGACCCCGATTTCGATAAGGACATGCCCTTCTGATGAATAACAAACCACCCCGCGCGGCCAACGGCAAAGGCAGCAAACAACGCCCAAGATCTATTCCTTTCGAGGTTTACGAGTCCAACTGGGCGCGTATTTTTGAAAAGAATAAAAAAGAGAAAGAAAAGCAGAAGGCTAAAGAAGTTGAGTAATTACCGTATACCCCGAGCTCCAGTTCAAACCCTGACGGAAAAAGAACTGCTAACGCGGCAGATTGAGAAAGACATCGCCGATTACCTTTCTAAGGGCGGCAAAATAAACGTTTATCCCCCCGGATACAGCGCTGTTGAAAAGAATTCAATACTCATGTTCGACGGCAAAACCGGCTGGGAAAAAGAACTTAGAAACCCAAAAAAATAACTTATGTCCTTTAACTTAGATTCGCTTAACGCCTACATCCACGCCAAGAACAGCAGCACCGATACCTTGCTTGCCAAGGGAGACGGGTATTTCTATTTCACCGAGGGTGAAGGAGAGATACTGATCGACTGCCTCTCCCGCTGCTCCTATCAACAATGGTGTCAAATGATTGACGCCTACGTGCCCACGGATTTTTGACATGAAAATGTATTTTGACGATTT